TTAGTTAAACGATCTTCTGGTTTACTAGCGTTAGCTAGTAAATACTTCTTTTTTGTTTTTACTATTTTTTTCGGCATTTTAATCTCCTTTATGTATAATATTTATATTCACCCGGTATACTCATAGGCTCAGGCTCATCCATATATGTTGATACAAAATTACCTTGTCGGTATCTTAACATAGCTTGTGTGGTGCTGTCGACATAATCATCAAATTGGCCATATGGAAATGCAGCGCATTCCTCAATGACTTCTTCTGCAAATCTCTCCCCATGAGGATAATAGACATTACCTGATTCAAATATAGGGGCTACCGCATTAACTCTAGAATGCTTATCGTTACCCCGAGTTGGAGTATAATCTAGTACAGGAATACCTGCACGTCTAAGTTCTTGAATCAAAGACTGACCACTAGCCTTAGCTTCTACAATAATAGATTCTGGTTCCCAATATTTATAAGCCTCCATAGCTACTGCTTTTAGTTCTGGAAAATCCCAACGACCTTTTTCTGCATCTAATAAAATTAAACAGTTCTCATCTGGAGTAGGTTCAAAAACTCCCCAAGTAGTAATAGCAGAATAATCGGCAGTTTCTTTTTTTGAAAATGCAGTATCATAACTTTGAATAATATGTTTTAATTTAGGGACTTGCCCTTTCCAAGGTTGCCACCATTCTCTTTTTAATATAGCTCCTTCTTCAGCTACTGGGTCCTGCATATATTGTGCGTTCCAGTTTCTAGGACTAATAGATGCTTTAACTTTTTCTAATTCTTCTAGGTTCCAATATTCTGGCCATACAGGTTCACCGCTTTCTAGGATTGCAGGAAATTCAATTATGTTCCACTGATCTGATTTTATTTCTGTTTGATTTTTTAACAACCTACCAGTTAGGTCATCTTGAGCCCAACGAGTCATTACAAGTAATATAGATCCTCCAGGTTGCAGACGTTGTCTGGGTCCCGAAGAGTACCAATCAAAAGTTCTTTCCATAGCAGAATCAGATAAAGAATCTTGCTCTGTATGGGGGTCGTCTATAATAAGCAAATCAGCCCCTCGACCTGTGATAGATCCGCCAACACCCGCTGCAAAGTACTCACCACCGTGGTTAGTCTCCCACCTGCCTTTTGCTTTTGAGTCTTCCCGTAGTTTAACATCTCCAAAGATCTGTTTATACTCCTGGCTATCAATTAAGTTACGCACCTTGCTACCGAACCTTCCTGAAAGTTCTGCGTTGTGTGACACCTGCATAATCTTCATCTTAGGGTTTTTACCAATCATCCATGCTGGGAATAGATAAGATGCAAATTCTGATTTTGTATGACGCGGTGGCATATTAACAATGAGTCTCCCACCTTTTGCTTTTGAAATTTTTGTTAATTCATGAGCTATATGTTGATGGTGGCCCCACTTTTTTGGGTCCCTTTCCTTTCTACAAATAAAATCTGGCCAAACCGATTGAACAAAATATAAAAAATTATCTTGGCACAATTTAATATGTTCAATGAAAACTTTTTCTACCCTATCTCGTAATTGCTCAGTTGTTAGTAATTCATGCGACATAAGTATTTCATACTTTATACCTGTATGTAATAGGTTGTAAAGGGCTGCGCTCAAACAAGCTGGGGTTGTTTAACGTGGTCGGGGGGTGTTTCGGGTAGATTTGAGTATGGGTTTTGGCTTGGTACCTCTATAGGTCTAGCAAGGTAAGAGAGAGAGGTGAAGCCCTCACACGTGGCGTGTGAGGGCGTGGCGTGGCGTGGTGTTAGTTCTTGTCCTTATCGTCTATACCTTTACCATATAGTAGGTTAAGCACATCACCCATTTTAGCGAATATCCTAGTTCTAAAGTCATCAACTAAAGGATTGCCATTGTTAATAAGTATGAACTCCTCAACTGCACTCTCCATGAACTTATACAATATCTCATAGTTCAAAGACTTCATCTTGTCATCTTTAAGTAGTGAGTGCACTCTATTAACGTCCACGTCTTTAGTCATAACTGTATCTAGCATTTGACTAAATAACTTTGATGGTAAGTTGTCATTATTATCTGGCATTATTTATTCCCTTTCTTTATTTGCTCTAATGTATCATTGAAAGGCTTGAACTCAAGCGTTTCAATATGTTTATAGAAACCATTAACAAGCAACTGCAATTTATAATCGCCTGATAATTTAACATGCTCTATAAATGCTTTACTATCAAATCGTCTTTGAGTTTTTTCAATCTTTTGAATGTAAGAACTGTCATCAATGATATAAACATTTTGCTTAAGTCTATCAAAGATACCCTTAACGATTTCTTTAGTATCTGCTTTTAATGATTGGTACTTGTAAAGCAAGTAAGCTTGATTGATGTATGCTTTAAGCACTCTCACATCTGCTTGGCTCACTGCCTTGCTTTTTGTTTTTGCGTTTTGCATGTTGTCCTTTATTGTTTGTTATTAAATAAGATAATAATTTATCTTATCTAAGATAAGATAAAGATTTAATCAAAGATTACAAGCCCTAAAATATATTTATTTTAATCATGCTTGTGGATAACTTACTTTATAATAATTCTAATCTACCTAATGTAAGACTGCTTGGAAATCTGGCAGTTGGGTTGGAGTTAAGTGCACACCGTCAGCACCATTGTTAAGGAACGAGCAACGGGAATTGTGAAAGAAAACGAGAAACGGGATTGGGGTGAGAGGACTTTAAACAGGAGCTACTCAATCAAAGACCTCTCATGTGTGTGTTCGCACCCCGTAGGGTGCGAGGTATTACTTACTTATGTTCAATCGTACTTAACCACAGACCAACGGGAACGCTAATAGCATTTGGTATTTTCTTTTGTTCTACCTCTTCAACTTTTCCATTTGCTCTTTTAATAGCGAGGTGCCAACTCACTATTTTTTTCCCTTGGTATTTCTTATCCTTGTTCGCACTATGAACGAGGAAATGTGCTTCGTTAAGTTCAGCCATATTACCACCAACATGTGTAGTACACATGTTCGCCCTTGTTCAATGTGTCTTTAGCTTTTCCAACAAAGCCGATATCGTAAGCCTTCTGCTTTGCGAGTGCTTCTTTATCTTCCTCATAGGAATCGTTTCCAAAGAAAAAGCCAGACGTGGAAGGCAGTTGGTCGGTGCGAATGGTATACTCTAACTTATCAAGTATCTCACGAGAAAGCCAAAAACGAGAACAATTGAAGTCGCCCTCTGCACTTGGATTGTAATGGAAGTATTGTTCTTCAAACCAACCATGTAGACGGTTGTGTTTTCTCCAATATCCTATTTCCTTTTCATCTTTTATTTTTGTTTGGTCGTCATCTACAAACTCTTTAGTTTTGTAGGCGTACATATCTAAACCCATATTGCTCCTTTTGTTATTTGTTTAATGTGTCTAATGCTTATCATAGATAAGATTAGTGTCAACACAATAATTAATTTATTTTCACCCACCAAATGCCCCCATAGAAGAAGCCAGCTTACCCATCACCAGCATCATGATGGCAATGATGGGAATAAAAAAACGAGGGATTAAGATGCCCAGCAAAACGAGAAAGAGAAGTGTCATTAATAACCCAGCCCTTCCTCAACGGGCGCTGAAGATCCCGCGGCAACCTCCTCTAAATTATCCGCCAGTTCCTGCGCGGCAACCTCAACGGCAAACCACACGAGGTCGTTCTTTAATATAGTAAGAGAGTCGGGATTCTTGCAAATGTTATACAACATTAAACCATTTGCTATTCCTGCAGCATCTGCAGCATCTGATAGTATACTCCAAATCTCTGTTTCGTGTTGATTATAAAACGAGGTCGTCTCGTTGTAGTATATTAAACCAGACACGCCACCGGCGCATCCATGTTTAGCAATGTCTGAGACCCGGCCGACGTCCTGCCTCTGGTATTCTACTAGACAGGCATTTATACTTTTCATTGTGGTCCAATCGTGCATTTCCTTAGTCATCTTTCACCTCCGACTCTTTCCATGTATTACCGTTTGCAATGCATGCTGTCCCCTTGGCACCGGTCAAGGAATATACTTTTCCGTCTTCAGGTTTGTTTTCTTTTTTTGGTTTTATATGACCTTTGTCTAAACCATATTTTATAAACCCTTCTTTGAACGTGTTCATATTTATCCTTTTGTTAGTTTGTTGTATCCCATTATAGATAAGGGCGCTTCATCTAAATGTCAAGCTCTAAATTAATTTTATTTTTGTTGAGCTCCCAGCAAAAGAGGTCCCAGCTCAGGTGTCTTCCTTTAATAAGGGACGGTTGACCAACACATCGTAAAGTTCAAACGAGAACGAGGATTGGGTAAAGTAGGGTGAGCTACCAGCGAAAGAGCTTCCAGCTCAGGTGCCTATCCTTTAGGGGAAGAGTGGCGAATGGCAAACTCTCTTTGCCAAACGGGAATTGGGATCCAGCATCTGACACGAGGTACCAGGTTGGTTAAAGGTAGAACAACGACCACCTGCTAACCAAAAGATAAACGGGGACGGGAACTATTAAAATGAAATGGCGCCGATCAAGTATAAAAACGAGACGTAAAAAAAACAAAAGGAAACTATGAATGTCATCTGATGTATATAAGATACCATAGGACAAATGTCAAGAGGGAAGTTTATTTATTTTGTCTCCTCAGCACCCCCATGCACCAGCTCCTCTGAAGGAGGCTGCGGATGCCCAGTGGTAAGTCAAACGGGAACGGGAAATCTAAGCCAAACGAGAACGGGAACGGGACACCTGCTGATCCAGCAGCATCCGGGGCCCGGTGTTAAGTGAGCAGTACCGATCTAAGTTCAGTCCAATGGGAAACGGGAACGGGATCCGGTGTGACATGCACAAGCTCCAGGTCTAATTGCGGAATTGTGGAACTATGAATGACACCTTTCACTCTGTAAGTCTCTATGGCACTCTCAGAGAGGGTCTGATACATAATAAATATTGTGCCGCCATGTTTATGATAATTATGAATCCAAGATATTTGAAACTTATCTAACTTGGGAATCTTGTATGTATTTGATTTAAGTTCTATCCAAAAAGACTTACCTTCTCCACATGCATGAACATCTGGAATACCATTAACAGTAGAGCTTTCTATCCTAGTGAAATGTACGTTTTTTATATTCTTTTTAATACGATCGAATAGCTTTGATTCACGTTTCCTAAGAGCCATTTAAACAATACAAGTTATGTTAATTAAGTATCTTAATTGATTGAATAACTGATGTTGGAATTAAAGTTGTGTTGCCAATATCTTCAAAAGTTTGTTTGTCTTTAGTCTTAATATAATCGGTAAAAATTCTAGTAATGCCTTTTTTTTGGGACACAAGATAGCCTTTAGAAACACATATAGGTAATTTCTCAAGCTTCAATTGTTTAGTTGAACTCCACCCGGCGTCACCTTCAATGTCTTGCCATTCTATCTCTACAAAAGGATAATCTTCAATATACCTACCTAAATTTTTAACATCTAGAGGTATAATTTTTTTATAGATTTTTTGTTTTAGTTTTTTTCTTTTTTTATTTAACATAAACATTTTCCTCCGTTTCTATCCAAACTTTAGCACCACAGCTTAAAGGTTTATCGGGGCTGTATATAATTTTACAAGGGCCATCAACAATAACCTCATGACCATAGTCATTTGATTTATAAGTCTTAACAGTAATCACAGGCTCTCTTTCACCTGTTTTTGCATTACGTCTAATAACATGTTGATTA